TCTTGAATCGGAGTTTTTGAAATTTAATCATAGGTACGTATTATACACCATTCATCATCTAATGTCAAGCACTAATCTAGAGTGCCGTCTTCATATTTTCCACACCAGTTACAGGACTGACCCTTCGCAACTTCAAGTGTAGTCTTCTCTACTTCACACTCACATGTCCAACTATCAAACTTAGACTGTACGTCAGCTGCATCATCAACTGCGGACTTCTTACCAAAGATCGCATCGTAGTTATCCATGTACTTTTTACTGGGCGCTTTGGACTGGATATTATCTCCAGTTACATCGTTCTTAGTTGGCATTGACTAACTTACCACCGTTAGATGATACCTCTTTAACCACGTCTCCAAACATACCTTTATTCTGGTGACTCATCGCCTGATAATTTCTCTTGTCTTTCTTTTTCGAGATACCAGCCTTTCGCATTAGTTTCGCCTTCTTTCCGTTCATCGTAAAACCTCATTTGATAAAATTTACCTTTCTGTAACTTCTCCGCACTATACACACAAGCGTATGCGCCCCTAACCTTTTCTGACACATTAGGTTCTGATGCGTGAACAGTTACACCATTTATACAAACTATATCTCCTGATTTAGGATACAGTTCTGTCCATCTACCGTTGTCATTGTTCTGCATTCTGATACCACCGTTCTCTTCGGTAACGTCATCAACAAACACAAGACAGTTGATCGTATGCTTCGCTGTCTGATAATTCCCTGCGTTACTGTCACAATGTGGTTCAAACTTAAATCCATCATTTGGATACTTCCACACCAACTGGTCATTATATAACCAAGGTTCCTTTGTCTCCAGTAACTCACTAACAATGTCATACATGAAAGGTGACGTATAAAAGTACCACAAGTGTTTACGTTCCATCGCAGCACAACACACACCATTCCAATGTTTATCTACACCATAGACCGCATCTTCACCAATCCTATCTCGATTGATGTCGCTGACCACACGACCATGATACTTCAGTGCAGTCACATCACGTGGGAGTAGCACACTCTTTAAGTGAACCCACCCCTTGTCACGATAGTGTTTAAGCAACCTCTACGTTCTCCGCCTCTTTCATCAAAGAATTTATTTCTGTTTTGATCCGATCTTTGTTTAAATCCGTATTAATATTATCAACATACGTGTTTACCAGAGTAACGGTATCGTCAATCTGTATGTTGTCATCGTCCACCGCCATACCACCAAACTCTTTGAAGTCTTCCGCAATCTTCAGTTCGTGAATCTTCTGTGCCTGTACACGGTCTACGAATCGTTCAAACTCGTATGGGTCGCCTTTATTAGTGACAATAATCTTAACAAACTTCTCGTCAAGATATCGCATATCCTTGAACTGCCAGTCACCCATCTTCTCATGATTGTAGAAGATCTTCTCGTGTATTGTAACAGGATTATGAACTGGTGTCAACTCTCTTGTTTCAGTATCAAGAACGTGGAAGTATTTCTTATCATCACAATCAGACCAGAAGAACTCCATCTGTGAACCAAGATAATGAATGTTGCCTTGTGACGAACGAGTGTGGAAGTGTCCTGACAGAACCAGATCGAATCTTTGAAACGGTTGCATAGACATACCACCGTGACACGGAATACCCTTAGACATCTCGAACCCATCTAACTCTAAATGAGCGCCAACAACATCTGCCTTACAGTTGGCAAGGAACTCAAGTGTATCCTTCTCGTTCTCTGGATTAATCCAAGGTACTAGTGCCATGTCCATCTTACCGTAACGCATGACAGTGTTCTCCAGAATCACATTCACTTCATTCATGTAGTGACCTTGCAATTCCTTGAGGGCGTTCAGTTCGTTGGTGTTTTTGAAATAGACATCGTGGTTACCGACAATGATATCCATTGTGATACCGTACTCACGCAACTTCTCTAGAAAGATTTTGCGGTTGTGTTTCAGTGCCTTGAAGTTAATCGTCTTACGGTTATCGTAGTAATCTCCCAGATGAACGATCTGTTTGATATCGTTTTCGATTAGATATGGGAAGAAGACATCCCTATAGAACTTTTCTTGATAGTCCATAAAGATGTCAGATGAATTACGAATACCACAATGCGTATCGTTTAGGATCGCTATTTTCATAATGTACCTGTAATTGTAAAATATATCCGACATTATACCACGTGGGCAGTATAATGTCAAGTATTTTATTTGTCAGTTAGGAAGTCCGAGAGATCGGAGTCAACGTTTACTGCCCGTCTCTTACGTTGTTTCTTCTCTTCCTTTGCGTACTGTTTAAACTCTTGGTCTGCGGATTTTACTACATCAATACGTTGTCTCAACTGATCTACAAAAGGTAGTACATTACTGTAGTCGCCTACTGCATCCTCTTCAGATAGATCTAAGAACTGTTCGATGCCCGCTTCTGCGATATACTTCATCTTGATATCTTGTTGGCGTTTCTCACGTTGGATTCTACGTAGGAATGCGTACCATGTAATCTGTGTGAAGTATGCAAATGCATTCGGTTTACCTGATCGTGTCGCTGCTTCTAGATTGTAGTTCTCGATTGCCTTCAGACAATTCTCGACTGCATCCATAACCATCTCTTCACGGTAAGTGTAACGAACAAAGTTCGCCTTGTGTGATAACCCTTCTGAAATTTTCAGAAAGCACTGTGCAATATAATCGGGGACAACAGGTTTATCCTTACCCGCTTCCTTACACATACGTGCATGACTGACATAAGTAACCACCGCCTGTGAGAAGTCGGCGTTGTTTACGTAATGGGGTTTCTCTTTTGGTTTCATTGTATACATCACTCCTAGTTTAATGCATATTATAACATATTTTCACGTACATGTCAATTAATAAAATAATTTAAAAAAAGACTTGACAAAACTTGCACCGAACTGTATAATAGAAGCACTCTTCTGCCAGTCAGTACATGTAAATTTAGTGCAAGGTTGGAAACTTCAAAATGTTACTTTCATCACTATCACTTTCATCATCGTTCTTATTGCTCATCTGATCGACCAATTCATCTAACATACTAGCAGCAGTTTTCTGTGCTTCACGTCTTTCAGAATGATCTGCAATGTTTTCCATTTCTTCAATGGTCATTTTATACTGTTCTAACATCTGCATAGCAGGATAAGTTACAGCAACAATATGTATTGCCTTCAACACAATAAAAACTTCGGGATCATCTTGGTACGTCATGAAGTTTCGGAAAGAATGAAATCTCGCTCCGTCTTCAGAAATATCTGTATGTAACCTTAAAGCACGTCTTAGAATAACATCGTAATCATCTTCCTCGATGATTTCGGCAAGTACTTCTTCACCTGTAGCTAGTTTTAGATGTTTTACTGAATAAACGTCTAACTCACTCATCCTTTTTCCCTTTCAAATTTATCGGATAGATCTTGTACTTGAATCCTTCTTTAGTATAAATCTTGATTCTTTCCGCACTGTGTTTTAACGTAAAGTTCTTATGACCTTTAGTATGTAGGTCATCCGCAATGTCGTATAATTTTGTCGTTGCATTGTTATCAGACTTTCTCAATCCTCGTCCGATCGATTGAAGAACTTTGACCTGAGACTTGGAAGGACTAGCGAAAATGATATTATGCAAGTTCCGAATATTAATACCAGTGCTAAAAGTTCCAAGACTTGCGACAATAATTGCATTCTTCTGCCCCTCTACTATTCCTCTAATTTGTTCACGATCGGTGGCATCTACTTCACCTGATACATAGAACACCTTCCGACCATCCTCTGCCACTTCTTTCACTTGATCATAAAGTAACTTGCCGTGTTTCTCTACAAACTGGAACAAGACTAATGTATTCCCCTCCTGAGATGTGGCAAGATTCGTGACGAACCGTAATCTATCGGGGTTAGTAACTATGTAGTCAATCTCTTCCTGATAAGATTTATCTGCCATCATTTCACAGATGTCATTATGGTATCGCAGTAACAGGACAGATATGTCCAGTTCTGCCAAGGTTTGACTCTCCATTAGTTTTACGGTGGTGGTCACCGTGAATGTGGGGCCGAATAAACCTTCCAGTACTAATTTGTTTGTCTCTGTGCCGTCTAGTGTACCAGTCGTACCCCATCTATAAGAGGCATTCACACACTTGTCCATCATGGTCGCAAGTGACTTCGCCTTAAATAGATGTACCTCGTCACCAAACACACTGTCAAACTGTTCGAACCATTCTGCTCCAAATCTGTAGATAGACTGCCATGTAGAGACGATGATTCTTTTATCCGTTACCTTCTCCTTACCAGAGTAGATACGGTGTACATTATTCTGTACATCATAACCATAGTCTTCAAAGTCTTTGTACATCTGTTCTACCAGACTTGTTGTAGGAACAATAATAAGTGTCTTACCTTCGGTTCGTTCCTGAACCCATCGCATCAGATTATAGATGATGAAAGACTTACCTGACCCTGTTGGGGATAACAGTAACGCCCTCTTCTGTTCTATACCGTGGACGATCGCATCGTACTGATATCCACGTGGTTCGAATGGCGCACCGTAGTCTTTGATCTCCCTCATCAAAGATGGGTGGTCAACTTTATTCTTGACTTCGGGATGACCGTACTGGTCGTTGTCCATTAACTGTAATGGGTAGAACCTGTCCGCACAGAATTTCTTTAGATGTTTGTATAGTCCCACAGGTAACGTCTTGGTCACCATGTTGTATAACTTTATCTTACCGTCCCATCGCCTTGCTTTAAACGCAGGCATGAAACGATAGCCAGGAACAAAGAACGAGAAATAGTCTCGTAGTTCCTGACTCTGATGTGCATTACAATCCACCATCAATAGTGAATGGTTCTGCAATCCTATGCGAATCTGATTATCCATTCAGTAACTTATTCAACTCAGTGTAACCACCTACATAACACCACTTATCATCTTCTACTACAAAGATCTGTGGCACGGTACGAAATTCTTTTTCAGCAATACCTTGTAGTCTATCCTGTTCTTCAGGTGCGACCTCGGTCAGGCAACGATACTCGTAGTCCAATTCTTTTCTTTCCAATACTGCTTTCGCCTGTGTACAATACCCACAGACAGGTGTTCCTATTACAACATATTTCATTATGATCCTGCCTCAAATTGTTTCCATCTGATCATGTTACCGATCGTTTGGTGTCTCCAGTTAAGGTTATTTACTATTTCGTTAAGTGTCTCAATTACGGTCTTTAGGTACGCAATCTTCTCTTCACTACGTTGAATCTCTGGGTCAGAGTCGTAGTAATGATCCATTTCGCCTTTGAGGATTTTTAGACCCCCGAACGGATCTGGTTCCCACCCTTTAGATTTAAGGGCGTTCTCATCCATCTTGCCATTGTAGTACAACCATTTGTCTTTCAACAAAATCTTCTGTACATGTTCTGCACGTTTAAGTGATAACTTGGCAGTGGATAGGTATTGTAAATATTTTGCATGTAACATCGGTGTGTTACGAGACGTTTCGTCTAGTTGATGTGTTGGGATTTGACAATCTGTCTTCCACTCACTCAGTATCATTTCTAAATCTAGTTTCATAATTTAATCCTCACATTGTATATAGTCGCATAATAACTCCCAATACTCTCTCGCATCATTGGGTACTACATATGCCATTGTCATTCTCCAACAATCAGTGTATGCACTATGGTAACATAGATCACCGTCATCGTAGTTACCAAAGTATCCTGCTTTCGCACTCCATCCCTTTTTATCGGGCATAGTCACTATCTTGTCGTTCTCTTTATCGTACCACTTGAACCAACCATCACCAGTTTCACTCCACGTAAATAAAACATTATATGTCGTAGAGTTGGCGTTATTATGCCAGTCAATAAAACCTTGAGGTGGGTACAGTTGAGTTAACGCCGATGATCTAAATCCGAGTTCTGTTTTCATATCCTCATCAACAGCGTTATAATCTTCTCTATATTGAGTGTCAGTACCACGATAGTGATCTGGTTTTATTGGATATGAGAAGGCGACTCTGGGTGAACCATCGTGATCCTCTCCCATCTCCATAACTTTTTTGAGGTATTCTTCTGATACGAACTCTTCCCCACGTCCAAGCATGTCAGACAGAGGTGGGTTGGTTTCGGTGATGTCATATTTATCACGATACAAATAACGAAACCTTTCTAATATATCAAGAACTCTTGGATTCTTCAATTCAATAAAATGCATATTATCTCAATTCAAATGACGAAAATCTAAACTCCACGTTGAATGTTAAGTACTGCACGGTAGATGTATTCGCCTGTAACTGTATAGAACTAATGTTTGTTGGTATACAGTCTTTATATAGTATCTGCGTATTTGCATTATTGTGACTACTTAATATACTCACCACAATATCCTGATACGGATTAAACTGTCCGTCTTGGTTAGTGGTCTGGTTAGAGTTTATTGTTCCTTCCAACCATTCTTGCATCTCTTTGTACGATGTCATATTCTCGTCAAGTATAATATCCAACGCAAGACTTCCGTAGGTTATCTTATCTCCCGCTAAAGGTATTGACGTAATACGTGGCGTACCTAATTCTAACGGAGAAACTGTACTGCCAGGATGTGTTACACCTTGTGCGAAATACTCAAGGTTCGGGTAGTTTTTCCTACTTATTATAACACGGAATCCAGTAGGTTGCAAGTAATTTTTATTGTCGGTTAATGTTGCCATATAATAGTTCTCCTGTACCCTTCTATTTATACTCGTTATAAACCCTAAATTAGGGGTTGACAAACTTTGCTATATACTGTATAATGTACAACATATTATGAGGAAAGTAAATGAAACTAACACCAGAAGATGCTCGATACGCAGCAAGTGTATTTAACGATTACTTCGGAAAGATCGAAGACATCGCAGAATACAATAGAGGAATCAAACTAGAACGTATTGCCGATATGGCGTACACTTTGCCTGGCATGGGCCCCGAAGAAGACTTCTTCACAGACTTCGATATGCACCCATCTGAAATGAACTTTACAGTTGATTCTATGCCAATGGATGCGTTTCATCAGTACCTAGAGATAACGACTTCTGCACCAGTAGAGAAGTCAATTCCAGGCAAACAGTTAAATAAAATTGTACGTGAAACCAACACTGGTAAAATCGTAGGTATGATTCGATTCGGTTCTCCTACTATTAATAGCAGACCACGTAATCAACTTCTTGGCAAACCACTTGACACAATGAGTCCAGAAGTCATGAAACGATTTAATGATTCTGTGATAATGGGTTTTGCGATTGTTCCTGCTCAACCATTTGGGTTCAACTACCTCGGTGGTAAGTTACTCGCAGCAATCTGTTGTTCTCACGAGATACGTGAAGAACTCAACAAGAAGTATGATGCAAACATCTGTATGTTCGAGACAACCAGTCTGTATGGTTCTACCAAAGCATTGTCTCAGTATGATGGTATGAAACCTATGCTTCGTTTTAGTGGGTTGACAGACTCTAAGTTTTTGCCACTAATCAACGATGGTATTTTCAGAAACCTAAACACATGGTTCGAGGATAAGATGGGTGAACCACTCGTGCCTGTAGATGCCTCATCACGTAAACTAAAAGCACAAACCAAGATGGTGAGTATCATCAAGTCATCTCTTAGAGGTGAAGAGGGTTACGATGAGTTCTGTCAAACACTAGAACATGCATTAGGTCTCACGCAACAAAAACGCAGTTTCTATTCTCACTTTGGGTACGAGAACGTAGTCCCATATCTGAATATGGAAACCGACACATTAGTCAAGAAAGAAAACTATGATCGTTTCTATCTTGATAACCAAATCGATTGGTGGAAGCGTCAAGCAACCAAACGATATAACAAGTTGAAGGAACAAAACGGAATCCGTACAGTTCTAGAGACTTGGAATACGAAAACAGATATTGACATTATCCGTTAGATCTGTTATAATATAGTTTGTCAAGTCGCAATCAAGCGAGCAGACATTAATTAAAGGTATACATTATGATATTACAAGATATGATGAATGGAGATTCATCTGTAAAAAAACTCAACAACCGTATTGACTTTTCAATCAAAGATTTAGCACTACAGAAAGATCGTATGAACTTCTCTCCCAAAGAGTATCAACGATTCTTCCGTGCTTCTAATGAATGGCAACAACAGTTCATCAAGTCATTCTTTTCAACGAACATTATTATTCCAGAGTTTTGTTTCCGATTCGGTGAAAACATTCCTCTAGACTTCAAATCAGAAATCATGGATGGTCAACAACGTGCGACCAGTATCATCCGATTCATTGATAATAAAATTGCATTGCCCGAAGACGAAGACCTAGAGTTCTTCAATCTTGGGGACGATTACGATTACGATCTGCGTGGTAAACACTACCGCAACATACCGAATGAAGTGCGTGACTACTTCCTTGCATATGAGATGTCTGCACAAGTATACATTGATCTGTCTGCCGAAGAAGCAGGTGATCGTTTTGTGCATGTATTGAACAACCATACAGGATTGAACAAACAAGAGAAACGTCAGGCGATAACTTCTAAGATGTCTCGTTACGTACAAGAGAAGTCGAGATTCAACCCTTACAAAGTGTTTCAGACTAAGGCAGGGGGTGTCCACTTAAAGTTCATACACAAAGGTGAACACACAAAACTAGATGTAGATAAGACTCTTGCAGAAATCATCTATTGTGTAATGAGTGACCAGTACAAGACCAAAGGTGTTGGTGGTGCCGCTATCGATGAGTTCTACAAGAACCAATCACGTAATTTCCAACATGAGTTCAAGACTGGTCACATAGACAAGGTTATGAATTTTGCTAACCAATCTATGCGTGGTGTACCTATG